CTGGATTTTGCAACGATGCAACGTTCATTGCACAATCATTTTCAAATGCACCAGAGAAAATAAACCAAAGAAAGTCATTGACACTTGCTCCGTTTCGTAGTATATTATTTATAGCAACGCGCGCTGCATCTAACCACGATTTACGGAAGGACTTTCATGTCGTACGCACTCAGGATAGCCGATTATAACTCTCTCGTCAAGTCGTACACTGTTGACTCATATTTGAAGTATGGCGTCGCGAATATTGAATACACTGACAAACCTAAAAATGGCACTAACTTTCGATGACATAAACGAAGCCATATTTTTTTACCGTGTTCATTAGAGCAAACTTGTCCAGTACAGACTTCACGGCAGAATCCATTGGGATTTACGAAGTTAACACCGTCTACAAGGAAATCTAGCCATGCCATACATCGTAGGAAACTCCGAAGGCTACTTCGCAGGTCAAAAAGACGGAAAGTCCACGTTCACGAAGAACAAGCAGTTCGCATTCGAGTTGAAACAGTATGACACCGCAGTAAAGGTAGCCAAAATTCTCCAACAGATGCGCAGACACCGAGTCAACATCTACGAGAAGACAATTAACCCGTACACCTACAAACCACTCTACATATTGACAAATCGAAACGCTAGAAAGGAGGATTATGGACAAGACGATTCGTAACAGGGTTGGCCGACGCATTTTCGTGACACATTGCGTTGGTGTGATGTTTGACGATAACAACGACATGCACGACGTGGCATACGACATCGTTGGAAACATCACATCACCAAAGCGTGCAACCAACATCATCAAGAAGCGGTTGAACATTGACCGCGTGTTGGTAAAGCAAGTAAGTGTCACATCAAAGTTCTATTCCATGCCCGCACAGAAGTTCATCGAGAACGCCGATAAGGTAACTGACTAAAAAAAGGAGAAACATCATGTTCGATTCCATCATCAAGTCCGAGTCCACCGCCGTTGCCAACGTCGAGGACGATAACGCGCTCAACATCCCCAGCGGCTACATCTGCACCGTTGACCGCTCCACCCGCGATGGCGTCATCACCATCGCCAACGCCTTGTCCAATGCGCAGTCCCTCGCGGACTTCGGCGAGAAGCCTTTCACGCTCGTTGACGTCATCACCACCCCTGGCGTGCGCAACCGCACCGGTGAGGTCTGCACCAACACGTACATCATCACCAAGGATGACGGTATTCTCATGTCCCAGTCCGATGGCATCAAGCGTTCCGTGCAGCAGATTGTTGGTCTGTTCAACGGCGACTTCGGTGACGGTCTCAAGGTCTCCGTCTCTAGCAAGCAGCTCAAGAGTGGTAACACCCTCAAGACCCTTCACTTCTACATTGACTAGAAGCTAACGAGTTAACCAGTTCCCATGGCGCGGATGTCAACTTGGCGTCCGCGCCATTTGTCTAAGGAGGTTCAAATGACTCTCACAGCCCTGTGCGAAAGGTTTATTGACAAGAACGATACTATTTCAGTAATTGAAATTAAAGATGACTTCACTTTAGAAACTTTGTTCGAAAGTGAGTCAATTTGGCACCTTGAGTACTCAAAGTGGGCCTTGTATTCAGTCAAGTACATTGACCCGTCACCTTATAAGATGCGGGTCTACGTCACTGCCCCCAACGACGGCTACAAGAAGGCTGACTACTGATGCCAGTGAAGTACGGCTCTACGGCCTATTACGCGAAGCTCTCCCGCAGACGCGCCAACAACGCGATTCGCGAGCTCAACAAAATCGCGTCAAACCCAAATGCGGCAACCAACGAGCGTGCTACGGCTCGCAGGCTTGAGTCCGAGTTGAAGCGCCAGTACAAGGCAACTTTCAAGTACCAAGGCTTGACAAATGGCGGAAAGCGTAAGGTTGCATCGCAAGCGGACATCGAGCAGGCTATTGCTCGCATAAACTCGCTTGCCAACACATCAAAGATTGCCCGTGGAAGAAATGGCGCAAAGAACCTGTTCACGCAAGACCAGATCAACATGGCAACCAGACGAGACATGGACACCGCTACAAATCCGTCCATGTACACAAAGGCACAAGTCAAGGCCTTCTATCGCGCAACGCAGAAGATATGGCAGAACCCAAACGGGTTGACAGACCAAACCAAGATAAACAAGAAAATCATGGAGTACTTCGGAACGAAAGACCTCGCAGTTGCAATGGAGCTGGCGCTGTCAACTCCAGGAGCGCAGAAGGCGCTTAGATTGCAGGAACTAGCGGACACTGACAAGTCCAAGTGGACGCAGGAGCAACGAGAGTTCTACGAGCGTGCTATGTCCGAGGACACATCCGACGACAAGCAGGGAAGTCCCCCAGAGCAGATATACGTATACCAGTTCGACCCTGAACTGACTTACGAGCAGAACGTGCAATTGGCAACGCAGGAAGGATGATTGTATGTGAAGAGAACTCAATACGTAATATGCGCGACCTACGACACCGAGACATGCAACATCGGTCACGGAAACCAGACTCGCGCGTATCCTATTCTCTTCATCGACAATGATTTGCGAGACAAAGACATGCGCTACTACGAACCCGATACGGATGACAAAGTCACTTTCTACAGGCACGAGCATGAGTACATCGGAAAGCTTGAGCAGTACATAGCCTGGGGACAGGTCATCGGAAAGGTTCCCATAGTGTGCGCGTACAACCTCATGTTCGACCTGCAACCAATTATATGGTTGCTCAACAACGAGTACAAGATAGTCGCAAACGCTCAGAGCTCGACGAACGCTTACACCGTTGACTTGGTGGACGAGGAGACGGATAGAACCGTGCTACGCTTCTGGGACACTTTCCACCTTGAAATGCGAGGTCTCAAGGCTATGGGAGAGACGTGCGGGCTAGACAAGGCGAGCGGTGATTGGGACTATTCGCTAACAAGGACACCAGAGACGCCGCTCACGGACTTGGAACTCTACTACGCCAAGCGAGACGTACAGGTGATACCAGCCTATCTCAGGTACCTGCTTCATGCTAACGAGTGGATGAAGTCCGAAGAGCTTGGAAGTCGCGTACTGACAAAGACGTCAATCGTGCGACAGATGGCAAGGCACGACATTGCACCGATTTGCATAGGAAAGAAGAACGGCAAGAAGATTCACATGGATAAGGCGTTCAACGAGCTGTGCATGGCGCAACTGCCCAAGACCTACGACTCGTACGCGGTTCGAAAGGGCTGCTTTCGCGGCGGGTTCACGTTCACCGCCGCGAGATATGCGAACGTCGTTCTAAGGAACGTGGCTTCTCTCGACGTGACTTCGATGCACCATACTTTCATCAACGGACGCTACATTCCGCTTGACTTCAACATGGCGTCGCCAGAGCAGCTTGAGGTCGCTTTCAGGCACGTCACGTCAAAGACTAGACAACAGGTTCTAGACAACTACGCCAAACCGTTCGACTACGCCTTTCACGCACGAATTCAGTTTACCAACATAAGACTGAGGAAGGGCACCTGCTTTGACTATTGGGGGATAGCGCTTGAGTCAAGCGCGAAGTTCAAGAAGGTTCTCATGGCAGGAAGCGACATCGGAAACGACCCTCGCAACGCGGTTCAGGAGACGGCCACGAGGATGGAGGGGTGGCACGACAGCCACGTCAACGCCACGTTCGCCCTAGGCAAGCTATATGAAGCAGACTCCGTCACGATGCACCTAAACGAGGTCGAGCTGTGGTGCTTCAATCAGGTGTACGAATATGACTCACACAAGGTGATATTCGGCGAAATGTCAATGAACTGGAAGTTGCCGCCCGACTACGTGACCATGCAGAGCAACATTCTTTTCGAGACAAAGAACGCCGCAAAGTTCATCAACAACCACTATGAGGAGGGAAAGCCGTATGAGTATGATATACCACAGACCATACCGCAGGGTATTGCCGAAATGCTCAGGAAGGGCACATGCTCGCATCAGTTCTTTGAGGCCTACTACACGTCAACTGTTAAGGGCATGTTCAATGGCATATACGGTACACAGGCACAAGACGTGTACAAGCCATCATACAAGTGCGAGGGAGGTGAGCTTGTGATTGACAGGGAGACCGTTACGACGCGAGACAACTGGGAGGAGCGGCAACCGAAGAGCTGCAAGGTGCTGTACACCTACGGAATGAGAATCGTTGCGGGTTCGCGGATGCATCTGGTGATAGCGATGGAGCTGCTGCACGAGTCGCTCGGCAACAGGGTTCGGGTATGTGGCGGTGACACTGACTCCATGAAGGTGAGCTGTGACGATGACGTGACCGATGAAATGCTGACGGCAGCATTGGAGCCAATCGCCACGGCAGCTAGGGACGCAATCGACAAGTGCATGTCTAGGCTACGCGAGCAGCACCCGGACAAGGCATCCAAGCTCACTGGCATCGGCTCGTTCGACGTCGAGGGAGCTGGTTCTGGCACGCGCTGGGACTACCACATGGAAGCATGGAACAAGGCACGAGTTTCAGAGAGCGACGGCCACTCCCACATCACGTGCGCTGGTCTGTCGCGCCCAGACGGCGCGTTTACCATTGAAAACTTCATAGACGTCTTGCTTGCGGCCGGATATGACGTGGAAAGGGTGTTCAGGAATGTTCTAGGGTACAACGTCACTGTCACGAATCCTATCTCCCACTCGCTTGAGGGATACCACCCGAAGGCGGAGACTGTATACGACGGAGAGGTCACTGATTACCTAGGAAACAAGGCGCATGTTGTCTCGCATGAGAGCTGTGCGCTCTATGAGAGTGACCGAGTTATCGGAGAGACAGAGAAGCCTACTAACGCAATGTCCGTTCGTTATCTACAGGAAAAGTATAAGAGGAACGTATCCACTTCTGTACGCTCTCTGCAAGTCGCAATGCGTGACGGAAATGTTACGGAGTGCTACGTTCAAGAGCACACCGAATACGGTTTCGAGAAGACGATGAGAGGAAGGGTGACGAAGATTGGCTGAGTTAATCGAGTTGAAACCATGCCCGTTCTGCGCACATGCGCCAAGGCTCTACAGAGACCACAACGGTTTCTGCTATGTGTGCCTGAATCCGATATGCCCAGTGTATAGAGCAGACAACACGATATGGGCATGCAAGGCGGACGCGGCAATTGCTTGGAACACGCGAAAGGAGTGGACGCCAAAACATGTCTGACTTTTACGACTGGCAGAAGACGCTTTCCTACGACGCGGACGTGACCATGGTAGTCGGCACGCGAGGCTTGGGAAAGACGTTCGGCCTGAGGACGCAGTTCATACGAGACTGGAAGAGGGATGGCAGCAGGTTCGTCGAGGTGTGTCGCTACAAGAACGAGCTGTTCGGTGTGTCTGACGGGTACTTCAACCGTGTCGGAGACCAGACGGAGTTCAAAGACCTGATGTTCAAGACCGACTCAAGATACGCATACGTTGCCTACAAGGATGCCAAGACCGACACCGACAAGCCAGACTGGGAGATTATCGGCTACTTTGCCGCTCTGTCAGACGCGCAGCGACTAAAGAAGAGGACGTTCGACCACGTTCGCAGAATCGTTCTGGACGAGGCGATAATCGACCGCCGCGACAGATACCACAACTACCTGCCGTCTGAGTTCACCGTCCTTGCCAACCTAGTGGACACGGTATCTCGCGAGCGCAAGGACACCAAGTCAGTGCGTCCAAGGGTGTATCTGCTTGGAAACGCCCTGTCGTTCGCCAACCCGTACTTCGCGAGGTACGGCGTCACGTCTGACCTGAGCTACGGGTACAGGTGGTTCAACAACAAGACGTTCCTGCTTCACTACGTGTACTCTCCCGAGTACTCCGAGGAAAAGCAATATGGAACCGTGGCTGGGCGAATGCTGGCGGGAACCATGGAGGGAGACTCCATCGCCAACAACAGGTTCATGCTAGACTCCAACGAGTTCGTTGCAAGGAAGCCGTCAAGAGCCAAGTTCACGTTCGGAATCGTGTACAACGGCAACGAGTACGGAATGTGGGTTGACATGCGCGAGGGACGCTACTACGTGTCCAAGAAGATACCAAAGAACACGCTGCGCCCCATATACTCGCTTTCACGCGAGGACGCCAGCGTGAACTACATGGCAGTCACGCGAGCGTCCACCGTCATGCAGTCCCTAGAGAACATGTGGTACCTTGGACTCATAAGCTACGAGAGCGTTGACCTCAAGATGCAGTTCGCAGACGTTCTCGCCATGTTCGGGATAAGGTGATTACGCAATGGCAACGCCAGACTACTACAAGGGAGACGGAAACGTGACGTGCATGGACGCGATGCGCTCGTGCGTCCATGGGTGGAACGCTGACCCGCTGTTTGCCTTCTGGTTCCTAAACGCATTCAAGTACCTATGGAGGTTCAAGGGCAAGGACGGTCTAAAGGACCTATACAAGTGCAGGAACTACATTAACATGATGATTGACATGCTTGAGTGAGCGCAATATCATATGGGTGCCGTGACACGGACTCGGCAAGCAAGTAGACAGGTGCGACGAGACGCGGTGATGCGCGCGCATATGTCGGGGTTTGCTTTATCGCTCCCTTTTCGCTTGCGTTTCCGACGCTCGCGGCATATCATCTAGGCCATGGGTTCCCGTCCCCAAGACGGTGCGACCCATGGCCGCTTTTTTGTGCAAAGGCAACGAAGAGAGGAGAAGCGCTATGGAAGACAATGGCAAGCAGGTTTCTGATAATGGGGCGTTTGAGAGTCCGGCCGATGATGCGGCAACCAACGTTGCAACCGAGCCTGGCGCAGGTGCGGCAACCAACGTTGCAACCGATCCTGGCGCAGGTGCGGCGCAGCCCGACTACTCCATGCTCATGCAGATGATGGAGGAGATGCAGGCGAACCAGACCCGACTCGCGGGTCAGATTGCCAAGCTTTCCGACGCGCAGTCCGCGCTCGTTGACGCAGGTGCCGTGATTCACGAGGACGGGAGCCGCAGGCCTGGACTCGTTGATAACACGCCCAACGATGACGAGTTCGTGCCCATCGAGCGGCTCGACCTTTCCATCTAGCAAGGAGGTATAACACAATGGCAACCAACAACGCCACGATTCTCGACCGAATCTGGCTGTCTGGAACCAACGATTTCCAGCAGCGAATCCCGCAGCCCACGCAGCAGACGCTCAAGGCCACCATGGACGCACTGTTCGACCCCATGAACAAGCAGTACTACAACCAGTTCGTTGACAGTCTCATCATGCGCATCGGAATGACGTTCGTCCACCAGCAGTCTTGGAAGAACAAGCTTGCCGCGTTCAAGTCCTCCAAGATGATGTACGGCGCGACGGAGCAGGAGATTGCAACCAAGTGGGTCAAGGCTCACGCGTACCGCGATGACGTCGAGGACGTCTTCAAGATTGCCCGCCCCGAGTCCGCTGTCTGGTACCACTCCCAGAACCGACGTGACCAGTACACCATTACCGTCGACCGTCAGGAGCTCATGTCCGCGTTCACCGACGAGTACGGTCTCAACTCCTACGTGGCTAGCATCCTTCAGGCTCCCATCAACGCAGACGAGTACGACGAGTACCGAATCATGCTCCAGCTCCTCGCGTTCTACGAGAACACGTTCGGCTTCTACAAGCACCACCTCTCTGGCGTTCCGTCCGACGAGGCCACTGGCAAGGAGTTCCTCAAGGCGGTCAAGGCGTACACCCAGAGGCTCACGTTCCCGACCACGCAGTACAACGGCGTTCGCCTTCCCGACCTTCCCGTCTTCGCGCGACCCGACGAGCTGGTGTTGTTCGTCACCCCCGAGATTGCGGCATCCGTCGACGTCGACACCCTTGCGCCGCTGTTCCACCTCGACAAGGCGGACATTTCCGCGCGCCAGATTGTCGTGGACGAGTTCCCGTTCAAGGACTCCACGTGCTGCGCCATCCTCACCACGCGCGACTTCTACCGCTGCCGCGACACCGTGTACCAGACCGACTCCATCTACAACCCCAAGACGCTCGGCACGAATTACTTCCTGAACCACTGGGGCATCTACTCCGTGTCCCCGTTCGTTCCCGCAATCATGTTCACCACCGACGCGGAGTCTGGCATCAACGTGGTCACGCAGAGCGCAACCGGTCTCAACCTCACGGCCGACAAGGCGCAGGCGGCGGCTGGCGACGTGGTGCAGCTCACCGCCAAGCTGACTGGCACGCTCAAAAACGCCGACGGAACTGGCGTCGTTCTGGCACCCGACGCCTGCACCTACGCCGTCACCGCCATGGACAAGTCAGGCGAGGAGGCGGTTGCGATTCAGCTTCCGTCCACCACCTACGTTGACGAGTACGCGAGACTGCACCTCTCCAAGTCCCTCAAGACTGGCAACGTTCTCACCGTGACCGCCAAGTCCACGTACGTCAACCCGTCTGGCGCCACCACCGCGCTGACCGAGACCGTCACGGTCACCATCGCCTAGCACACAGGCATTCCCAGTTCGTAGGATTCGGGACGCGCGGGCTTTGCTCCCCTTTCACCGCGCGTCCCGTTTTCCATATATCACAGGAGGTGAGTTCGCAGTTGGATTTCCCGCACCTTCCAGACACCCAGTACCCGTATCTCAGCAACGTTTCTACCCCTGGTTACGACAACAGGTTCGACTACCTTCGTTGGGTTCCTAACACCAAGGTAAAGCTCTGCTCTGTTCGTTGGAACAGCGACTATTCCGACGTGGTCAAGTTCGACACCGACCAGCTTCGCGACGAGTGGTTCGACCAGCTGCCCACAGACCCGTACTGCGAGATCGTGCTAAACACGAACAAGCAGCTAAGCAGCGACAACAGCGTCAAGGTGCCAGTACCCTACGACAGGGCATCGCAGTTCAACTACTGCGTAGTGGACATCCCCATAGCCACGAGCGCGGACGCGCCGCTCGAATACGAGTCCGAGCGCGGCTTTCACCGCTGGTTCTTCTTCGTGACCGACTTCGTACAGGTGAACCCGTCCACCACCCTGCTTACCCTGTCGCTCGACGTGTGGACGCAGTACATCAACTCCGTGGGCATCACGTACATGGTGCTTGAGCGCGGTCATGCGCCCGTTGCGGCAACCGACGTCGACACGTACCTCGCGAACCCGATGGACAACAGCGACCTGCTGCTTGCCCCCGACGAGAACTTCGGAAACGACACAGTCTCTCGCGGAGGTCGCTTCATCCCGTTCGGAAGCGGAGAGAAGTGGCTGTGCATCGCCTCGGTGTGCCCTCCTGAAATGCTCTCGCAACTTGGCACCGTCACCGAAGGGGGAACGGCGTCCTATTCCAACCCCGTGTTCTCCGACGAGGAAGGCTACCCCAATGACGCGATGCGCTGGGGTCACCAGTACCACGTCGACGGGTTCGGCTTCGGCAGCGGTCGCGACTACTCTGGCGTTACCACCGCAGCTGGCAACGTAGGAACCAGTGACGGCAGGATTCCCAACAACGTTAGCATGTACGCGGTTCCCGCAGATGACGCGTTCGGCGGCAACCTGCTGTCAGACCTCGTGAGGGTGTGCCCTACGTTCCTCAGGACGGTGAGGGCGTGCTTCGTCGTGGCTCGCGAACTGTTCGACGTTGGCGTCAAGCACAATCTTGCAGGGCATATTCTTTATGAGGTTCGCGGTAACTCGCGTGACCTTGGTGACGTTACGCTCACAAGGGACATGTTCGCGTATCCCGACGAGTACGCTGGCTTTGCCAAGCTCTACACATATCCGTACGCGCAGCTTGAGGTAACGGACAACGAGGGCAAGTCCGCGACTGTCCGAATCGAGACTACTAGCGGAATCCGAGCGCATGCCATCACCGCGCTTGCCTTCCCATACCTCAACATGCGCTTGTTCCTAACTGGCATCGGCGGCTCTGGAAGCGAGTCTTACAAGTGGATAGACCTGAGCGGCGCGCATGACGAGCAGATGCGCAACTCCGACTGGTATAGGTTCTGCTACGACTTCGACATTCCGACCTTCGCGCTCTACATGGATGGCGCTACGTCATGGCAGGTCCAGAACTGGAACCGAGCTCTTGGCAACGCGAGAAACTCTGCGCTGACTAACTATCACAACTCCGTTCGCCAGGCGAACAACGTCATGGCTAACGCGGTTGACGCAGCCGACACGGCACAGACAAACTCCAACAACTCCGCCAAGAACGCATACACCAACGCGGTAAACTCCGCCAACACCGCAAAGACGAACACAGACAACGAGGCAAACACCCTAGACAAGAACCACTCCAACACGCGAGCTTGCAGAACCGACGTGTGCGCTAACATAAACGCGACCAACTTGACCAACCAGTCATTGCGTAACACAAGGCTTCTACAGCAGACGCAGTTCACAAACAACCTACAAGGCAACCAGACGCAGCTAGCCAACTCGGTCTGCATCGAAAACAACGAGGTTACCAACAACAACTCAATCTCGACGAGCATTGCGTCTGGAATGGCAAGCGTCGCAACTGGGGCGGGATCTGGTGCAGTAGGCGGTTCGATAGTTCCGGGAATCGGAACCGCGCTAGGTGCGGTGGCGGGCGGAGGTTCCGCGCTAATAGGCGCAATTGCTGGCACCTACAACGCAAGCATCACGGCAAACGCTAGCACGACCGTTGTAAACAACACGACGAACATGAACTCGCAGGCGACCGTGTACACGCAAAACTCAAACACCGCCAACGCAAACAACACGCGCACGACAAACTATGACATCGTCGGACACGACAACACGCTTCGCACCGACAACACCGCGCGAGAGAACGAGTGCGACGCGGCCAACACCTCGAACACGAGCGGCACGATGCGCACGAACGCGGCGAACACGCACGACACGAGCGTCACAAACGCTGGCAACACGCGCGACACCGCAATCGGCAACGCCGCCAACACGCGCAATAACGCGGCGTCGAACGCTGGCTGGACGCGAGACGTTGCAGTTACGTCCGCGCAGGACGTGGCGAGGAACACACAGCGCGACGCGATGGCAGGTCTGCTAGACGCTCGCAACGACGCCCCCGTGGAGCTGTGCCCCGCCAGCGGCGACGCGACGCCCGAGTACATGCGCACACGCGGCGTGCAGGTCAAGGTTCGCACGCAGTCAAAGTCCGCGATACGCATGGCAGGCGACACGTTCGCGCGGTTCGGGTATGCCCTTAACCAGATTTGGGACGTGGCGAAGTCGGGTCTCAAGCTGATGCGTCACTTCACTTACTGGAAGGCTAGCGACGTTTGGGTGTACAGCGTGTGCGAAACCAACGACACACCGCAGAACGCGCTCGTCGCCATATTCGAGAAGGGCGTCACCGTGTGGGGTGACCCCAATGAGATTGGAATGGTGAGTCCATATGACAACTGACGTGTACGACGTGGTTCCGAGCGGGCAGATTTTCGCCATCGCTACCAAGGAGCCTGTGCGAGACATTAACTGGCTTCTGTCCCAGGACTCGTACCAGGGACTTACCGATGACGAGATTCAGCAAATTATCAAGTACAACGCGGAGCAGGTCAGGAAGTCGGAGGAGGTCAAGGCGATGCGCGAGTCTTATGAGAATATAATGCGGGAAAGTCTCGACGCTTCTGATACAATGGTGAAAGACAACAGGAAGATTCTCACGACCCTTCTTGCAACGTCCACTAGTTATGATTCCGTTGCAGCCGAGAAGACCACCAACAAGCTTTTCAAACCAGAGGTGATTTAGTTGGGACACAGGGGCGGCAAAAACAGGAACCGCAATTCGTCTCAGGACACTCAGCCATACATGTTCAAGCCGAAGGGCTACGGGTGCGAGTACTGGCAGAGCGACGCCTACGCGAAGAGGTTGTACAACTACTACCGCAACGTCATGATGCAGATGGCGATGACGCGATTCCGTTGGGTGGGACTTCCGAAGACCTGCAACGAGCGCTACCTTGAGTACACGCTTCTGACGCAGGGAGTCGCGACAATCGCGTTCCCCCGCAAGATGCGTGGCACGTTCTTCTCCACGCAGGCCGTTCTCTACTCGCCGCCCAACGTGTACGATGACTGCACGCACTGGGAGTCGTTCGGAAACGACGGATGGAGGTTCGACTGCGGCGTGGACAACGGCGTCCTTGTGTACGACAACTGCACGAGGATGCCAGTAATGGACGGCATCGACCTATACGCAACCGAACTAGTCCACATCCGACAGACCAAGATGCTGAACAGGTTCCACCAGCGGATTCCTTGGGTGCTCACTGGCCCGCAGGAGAAGCTGTACGACATGCAGCAGCTTGCAAAGCAGGTGGCTGGCGGCGAGCTTGCCGTGCTCGCAACCGATGACCTGCAGGGAATCAAGACCACCGACGTGTTGCAGACTGGCGTGCCGTTCCTCGGCGAACAGCTTTCGCAGGACGAGCAGCAGGTGTGGAACAGGGTCTACACGATGCTTGGAATCGAGAACTCCCCGTTCAAGTCCGAGCGCCAGACCGAGGATGAGGTTCGCGCGCAGAAGTCACCCACCACGCTGGTAAAGATGGCGTCGCTTGAGGAGCGGAGACGTTCCGTCGATAAGCTCAACAACAGGTTCGGGGCTTACCTTGAGGAGGACATCAAGGTCGTGTGGCGTCAGGACAACGAGTCCGAGAACTGGAACCTGCAACGCAACATGAACTCGCAGCTCAAGCTTCTGAAGGGTTGATACGTGATGATTGACACCGACTATGAGGACGAGTTCTACTCACCGCTTACAATCTCCCTCGGCGAGCTTGCCGAGGGGGGTTGGTTCGACCTTTCCTCGCCCGACTGGGACTTTCCCAAGTACAGCGAGGAGCAGCATAAGCGGCTTTGCGACAAGATTCTTAACCACTACTACGAGCGCGACATCGGAATACTACCACCGCTGGCGTGGAAGCGCAGGTTCCTTGGCAAGCTGAACGAAGTAATGCCTAAGTACATACCCATGTACCGCAAGCTTGACACAAGTCCCGAAATGCTCAACGCAACCGACGAGTACTACAAGTCACGCAACGTGTTCTCGGACTTTCCGCAGACGCAGCTATCTGGCAATCAGGACTACGCGACCACAGGCACAGACCACCAGTACGAGCGCGTGCATGACGGCACCATAATCGACCTCGCCGAACGACTGCGGCAGTACGACGATGTCGATTTGATGATTGTGAACGAGTTGGAACCACTGTTTTCCTGCTTATTCACCGTTAATATCAATGCGTGGTAGGAAGGAGAAGAAATTGAACGAGTTCTACATCATCGTGACGCCAATGGTTATGGCGTGCCTTGACCTCGTGTCTGGCTACCTGGCCGCGATGCACAACGGCGAGGTGAACAGCTCACTTATGTTCGAGGGAATGTTCAAGAAGCTCAGCGAGGTTCTGGCAATCGTGGTTGCAAAGGCAACCGAGTTCGCAATCGCCGTATTCGGCTCGGCCGAGCTTGGCATGAACCCAAGCATTCCGGTATGCACGGCAGTGTGCATTTTCATCACCGTGTACGAGCTTGTGTCGGTCGTGGAAAACATCGGCAAGATGAATCCCGCAATCGGAGGTGCGCTTGTTCGCATCCTCGGAATCGACCCCAGCAAGGTAGGACTTGACAATGGTGACGTGCAGTGATTTGGTATGGTCTTTCAATCGCGGTTCTGCTTATCGCATGTTGCATAGTTCACGGAGGTGACATGTAGTGGGAATCATCAACCCAAACTCGCTGCTCTCTACCACCCCGACAATCCCGAAGTTCTACTGGGACGTGAAGTCGCAGGAGCAGCGAATCAAGGTCATGTGCTGCCTGATTCAGCAGCTCATAGACCAGTACGGAAGCACTGACTCGCAGATTCAGAAGAATGCCGATGACATCGCCGAGCTTCAGGAGCTTTTCAGGAAGTTCCAGGAGAGTGGCTTCGATGAATACTACGAGCAGCAGGTCATCAAGTGGATTGGCGACAACATCGCAATCCTCTACGAGCAGCTCGCAAAGCAGGTGTTCTTCGGACTGACATCCGATGGCTACTTCTGCGCATACGTTCCCGACTCGTGGAGCGACATCACGTTCGACACGGGAGCCGTGTACGGAACCGAGACCTACGGCAGGCTCATTCTTCGGTTCGAAGCGGACGGCTCTGGCGTGATTGACAACACGCAGTACGATTCTAGCGTGCTAACGGACACCATCGACGCGTTAGTTAGTTACAAGGGATAGGAGAACCGCAATGGCAACAACTCAGTATATAGGCGCTCGCTACGTACCACTGTTCGCGGAACCCATCGAGTGGGACAAGACCAAGCAGTACGAGCCGCTCACCATCGTGACCTACGACGGCAACTCGTATACGTCCCGACAGTTCGTGCCCACTGGCGTAGAAATCACCAACACCGCCTTCTGGGCGCTGACTGGCAACTTCAACGCCCAGGTCGAGCAGTACCGCAAGGAGGTCATCGCCTACGATGGCCGAATCACAGCTGCCCAGACCGACGCAACCAATGCGCTGGCACTCGCCAAGACGAACGAGTCCGACATCGCAGCCAACGACGCCGAGCTTGCGGGAACAGCAGACTCTGGTCTCAAGACTCTCATAACTAATGAGACCACCCGTGCCACCAAGGCGGAGGACGCTAACAAGGTCGCGATTGGCGCAGAGGTAACGCGCGCCACCGCAGCCGAGGGTTCGAACAGGGACGCGATTGACGCCGAGGTGGCACGCGCCACCGCAGCCGAGAAGGCCAACGCCACCGCAATCTCCGAAGAGGGGTCTGCACGCACCGCTGCAATCAACTCGATTCTAAGCAGGTTCCCGGTTGGCGCAAGCGACCTGCGCGACGGCTCCGTCACGGCCACCAAAATCAACCAGACAGGAGTCAAGTCCATCCTCAACGGATTCACCGTCCACTACTTCGACAACAAGAACCCCAACGCCGACAACGTCGGACTGGTCGTACCGAGCAACGCTCGAATCAGCGGCTTCTACGTCGAGGAGCTTACGCTTCTGTGCATCACCCAGCTTCAGGTTTACGGTCCGTGGTCTTCAATCAAGGCGCCTGACGGCAAGGTCGTGCTCCCTAGCTACGTTCCCGCAATCGTCCCCCCAACCACGTTAGACGCCAAAGAGTACATCCTCAACGGCGGCGCGTGCGTCTGGAGCGACTCAAACTTCTGGAAGACGTGGTGTGGCTACTCCCTCATGGCAGGACGCCAAATCTGCCCGCGCTCCAACGTCGAGAGCGGAGACTGGTACACTACCTTCGGCTCCACGGTAGCCATCCTTCGACCGTACATGACTTCCCTGTTGTCCGACCAGAACTATGACGCTCTCGTGTCCGCAAACGAGATGATGTAGGATGTTCGACTTTATTCAATGGTCGGACACGCATCAGGCCAACGCGGCAATCAACGCCGCGCAGACCGTCCTCAAGACAGTAAACGGCGTTGACGCAATCGTGCATTGCGGAGACTCCGCATTCCGATACTTCGAGGACGGAATCGGTGCGCTCGACCTGAACGGAACGCTGACCGTAATCGGAAACCATGACGCATTCACCAAGAACGATGACGGTTCGCAGAACAAGTACAAGCAACCCACGCAGGCGCAGCTGTACAACAGGTACATGGAGCCGCTCGTAAGGCAGGGCGCTGAGTGTCGTAATGGAACGACTTGGTGGCGCATGAAATACGTCGCGAATGGCGTTGTCATTATCGGCGTGAACGACACGCTCAACGATGACGCGCTGGTAGAGGAGCAGTACGCCGACGTGAAGGCGTGGCTGGACGATGCCTACGCCAACGAGCTTGCCGTCATCATGGTTCGGCACTCGCCGACGGCATACGCGGCGGTGCAGCCGTGCAACTGGACTGCGCTGCACGCAATCAACGAGGAGTCCACGTACATATCGGAGTACCGCGGGTGGTACCCGAAGACTGACAGAGTTACGTCACTTCTCGTTGCAACTCAGGCAAAGGTGCTCTGCTTGCTGCACGGACACGACCACTGGGATAGCTTCCAGACCATCGAAAAGGGTGACGGTAAGGTTCCGGTCATCGGAATCGGCTCCACTTACGCCGACGGTTGGAATGACGTCCCGCGCTCCACTAACGTGTCAGACAAGGAAATGTACGTGCTGAACCACTTGAGGTACGACCCCGTTATGAACACGCTTGCAGTGTTCCGACTCGGCAGCGACGAGAGCGCGCTTGGCAACGCGCGCAAGATGCTCGTGTGGAGCTACGACAAGAACGCTCTTGTCGCAGTGTGCTCGAACAGGAGATGACATGAATGACATTGCGCGGCATCGACATATCCTCGTACCAGCGCGGTCTTAACGTGTCCATCCCCTCGGTGGACTTCTGCATCGTGAAGTCCACCGAGGGCACATATCAAGTTCAGGACACGTGCGACCCGTGGGTGCAGAGGTTGATTCAACTTGGCAGGCTGTGGGGCTTCTACCACGTCATGTCAAGCGAGGACGGAACCAGTCAGGCTGACTTCTACCTCGACAACTGCCTAAACTACTTTCATAACGGCATCCCGATACTAGACATCGAGGGCATCAGCTCGAAGTATCCAAACAACCCCGGAATCGCGTACGACTTCTGCAAGCGCGTGATTGACAAGACTGGCGTCATGCCCATGGTGTACATGAACTCAGCTTGTCTCAGGGGTGCCGACTGGACGAGGGTTCGCGACCTCGGTTGCGGTCTCTGGATTGCCAACTACTACAGGAGCGGGCTTGACTACGACTCGGCAGACCCCAGCTCCATGATGTCCGACCCGTCCCCGTGGCCGTTCGCCGCAATGTGGCAGTTCTCGTCCACAGGCAGAATCGAAGGTTGGAACAAGGGCGTTGACCTGGACTTGTTCTTCGGAGACGCTGACGCTTGGAACATGTACGCGGGCGTGCAGAGTTCTGCCCCTAGCATCGGGAGCGATTCTGTGACGCTAGAGGGCGGGGGTTACAGGGTCACGATTGAGAGAGACGGGTAGAGTGCCGTAAAGTCGCTTCGACCCGTTAGAATCAGGAGCGGGCGGGTTTTCGATTCCGAATCCATCGGACGTAAGCCCGCCCGCGCGTTTATTCTTATAAAATGTTTAGTTAAATTTCTTATATAATGCCCGCTACTATATAGACGTGCGCGGGCGCGTGCCTATGTGTGCGATAGCGGTTTCCTGGAAGTTTGTAGAAACTATGGAGACAAAAAAACACGTTGCAGCGCCCACCGCAACGTGAGATATTGATATTGCGCAGCGGCGCGGCGTTCGGTCTCGCTAGCAAGTCCGATTTTAGGCAACCGATTGACTGGACGGTTGAGCTATTTTTTAAATTGCGCGAGTTCGAAACTTTAAATCGAATACAGTAGCAAGCAGGTTTTTTATATATTGTTTGTGAAACTGAAATGTTTCACATGAAACGAAACGGGGGTTCTGAAATGATTAACGTGCATGATTTTTGTGACACATGCGCCGACGGAACTATTGTCAAGTTGTTTTTTTACGATATCGACACGCGCGATTTTATCACAGACGTTGCATTCCACAACGCCAAGGCGGGTGTCTCAACACTCAAGGCTGCTTTTTATTACGCAAATGTTGAATCAATTTATGTGAATGCCGACGTAATCTACTGCATGTGCTACGTTATCAACGTTTAAGGAGGTTGAGTTGAAGTTTTTTATATTGAGTGCTCGAACGAAGAGTATACAAGGCTGCGCGTGCTTGAATCGACTTACGGAATCGCTTTTGAACTGCACGAACTGCACAACGGTTATCAATTCACGTTGCACGCCGTTAAACGTGCTTCCAAAAAGGCAGAAGAGCGCGCACGGTTTAACATGAAATGGTTCATTCATAGAGCCCTAGGGCTGCTAGCAGACGAAGGCTTTAAGCCGATTGTGACAGGTGTAAAGCTAAACGCCGTCGTCGACTAAATTGTAAAAATATAGAATGTGAGGTTTGTTAAATGCTTATGCAAGTCAGAAGCACAAACGCGTGGGTTGAAAAAAACACCGACTTCGATCAACTATTCAGCTACAACACACTTGTTTGCGAGGTGCACCACAAAAACAAACACGTGTTGCTGAGTCCTGACTCGCGCTATTCAAGAACGACCATTAAGCACTTGAGCGAGTTTCTTAAATCGTATGGCATTGCTTACGCAAATGTCAAAAAATGCCTTGTTGACTCAACCCACGAAACCGTCACACATGATAACGGTTATACTATATATGTCAGTGATGATGCACGCTTTAAGTTCGTGCCAGTGGTCAAAAAAACCTTAAATAGCCAGGTGCTTTAACGTGATTGTGTACAGCATTCTGTTGTGCGTCATTGTAGTTTGCTTGATAATTTGCTCGCTTAAAATTAAGCAAAACCGCGAAGAGAACTTGATTAGAATCAAGCTTCTGCGCAAGCTGCACCGCGAACGTATTGCGTTAAAGCGCGAACGAATTTTGACGGACGCGGCCGTCAAGCGCGCGCGTGCTTGCAAGCTTGATTAATATATGTTATCATTAAAGCGTAGCGCAACCGCGCTACCTTACAGAAAAAAAAGGGGTTTGATATGCGTAAAATCAAGAAGTCTATTTCTACAACCGTGGCCGACGTTTTCAAGATTGATATGGATACCATGGCGGTGGAGCACGTCGCCACGCGCGAGTTCGTGGGCGGTCTCGGTGAACGTCTCGCGGTCAGTCGTTGCCGCCGCGAATTCGGCAGCGATGCAATTGTCAAGTGTCATGACATCACGAACGTGTATTCTATGTCGTGTGAGGACTTTATCAAGTATGCAACTATCATCGAGGATGGTTGCGATAGTGATACGGTCGATGAGGAGGAGTAGTTAAATCTCTTATAAGGCCGTAACTAGCTTGCAATTTGGGCTGTGCGTTTTTCCGTTGCAATACGGGGCGCACAGCCCCTTTTTCCAGAAACAAC